TGCCTTGGGATTGTCCAGCATTTTCTTGACAGCAATCCCGACGCTGGGGTAATTTATTTTGAGTCTGAGTCTGCTATTTCTAAGCAGATGATTGAAGATCGTGGCATTGCATCTGATCGTATGATGATCGTGCCTGTTGCAACCATCGAACAATTCCGAACTCAGTCTTGTCGTATTCTCGACAAATACATGGAACAAGATGTTGCAGATCGTAAACCTCTGATGTTTGTCCTGGATTCTCTGGGTATGCTCTCTACAGAAAAGGAGATCGCTGATGTTGCAGCGGATAAGCAGGTTCGTGACATGACTAAGAGTCAGTTGATCAAGGGTGCTTTCCGTGTGCTAACGCTCAAATTAGGTAAGGCAAACGTCCCAATGCTCGTTACCAATCATACATATGATGTAATCGGAAGTTATATTCCCACAAAAGAAATGGGAGGTGGAAGTGGACTCAAGTACGCTTCATCAACAATTATATATCTATCAAAGAAGAAGGAAAAGGACGGTACGGAGGTTGTTGGCAATATTATCAAATGCAAAGCACAAAAATCCCGACTAACAAAGGAGAACTCTCAAGTTGAAACTCGTCTTTATTACGACCGTGGACTTGACAGGTATTACGGACTACTGGAACTGGGTGAGAAATACGGAGTCTTCACCAAGCGCGGGAATCGCATCGTCGTTGGTGAATCTACTGTTTATCCTAAGTCTATCCTCTCTGATCCGCAGAAGTATTTCACCCCCGAAGTAATGGAACAACTCGACGAAGCTGCAGCGCAGGAATTTCGTTATGGAAGTTGAGTCCTATGTTAGAACGTATGACAATGTTCTTGCTCCTGATGTATGTAAATCTATCATCGAAGCATTTTCTAAATCCAACAGCGAGTACATTGATCGAGAGCAGCGACCTGCCTTCACGCACTTAAATATATCTAAACCATATAAAGAAAATGACATTCTATGGGTAAAACATCATGACACTATCATGAATGTGTTTGATGAGTATATCGAAAAGTATGTCACTTCACTTGATTGTGGTCCTGATTTTCCATTCAATTCTTCGTATGAAGAATTTCGTATGAAACGATATGAAAATGATGGACATGATCAATTCAAAGATCATGTTGATGTTCAGGATCACCCAACTTCTCGTAGAATGTTGGCTATGTTCATATACCTAAATGATGTGTCAGAGGGTGGTGAGACATATTTTCCCAAACTTGACTTGAAAATCACACCTAGGTGTGGTAAACTCTTAATATTCCCACCTCTTTGGATGTTTAGACACGCAGGACTTCCTCCTGTGTCAAACGAGAAGTACATTATCGGATCGTATTTGCACTACCTATGAATCTTGAAGTCACAATCCTCAGTAATCTTCTCTATAATGAGAAGTATGTGAGGAAGGTATTGCCTTTCTTGAAGGTTGATTATTTTACCGATCGATCTCATAAGGTTATCTTTCTCGAAATTCATGAGTATGTGAGTCAGTATGATGCACTACCCAGTCTAAATGCAATTGGTATAGAATGTCAGGAACGAGTTGATCTTACTGAAGATCAATTCAAAGAAATTATTCAGGTGCTAAATGTCCTTTCCGATGATCCCGCAGACCATGATTGGCTCGTTGATACTACAGAAAAGTGGTGTCAAGAGCGTGCGATCTACCTATCTCTTATGGAATCTGTCAAGATTGCTGACGGACAGGATACCAAGAGGGATAAAGGCGCTATTCCTCAAATCCTTTCGGAGGCTCTTGGGGTTACGTTCGATCAAAATGTAGGTCACGATTACGTTTCAAACGCAGAGGAACGCTATGAGTTCTACCACAGAAAAGAAGACAAAATCCCCTTCGACCTTTCATTCTTCAATAAGATTACGAAGGGTGGTCTTTCTAACAAAAGTCTTAACATCGCACTCGCTGGCACTGGTGTGGGCAAGTCTTTGTTTATGTGTCACTGCGCCGCTGCAGCACTCCTTCAAGGTAAGAACGTCCTTTATATCACACTGGAAATGGCAGAAGAGAAGATCGCTGAACGCATTGATGCGAATCTACTCAACGTCCCGATCCAAAAACTAGCAGAACTTCCCAAGTCAATGTTCGATAAGAAGATTGCAAGTCTTGCTAAGAAGACTCAGGGCAAACTTATAATTAAAGAGTATCCTACGGCATCTGCACATGTCGGACATTTCAAATCTCTTGTTAGTGATCTTGCTCTTAAGCGGTCTATTAAACCCGATATTATCTTTGTGGATTACCTTAATATTTGTGCGTCCGAAAGATATAAGAGCAGCGTTGTCAACTCGTACACCTATGTTAAATCTATCGCAGAAGAACTTAGGGGTTTTGCTTGTCAGTGTGGAGTTCCTATCGTCTCTGCTACACAGACCACTCGTTCAGGTTATGGTAGCACTGACGTTGATCTTACTGATACTAGTGAATCCTTTGGTCTTCCTGCTACTGCTGATCTTATGTTTGCCCTTATTAGCACGGAGGAACTTGAGGGCATGAATCAGATTATGGTCAAGCAACTCAAGAACAGGTACAATGATCCGACAATGAACAAAAGGTTTTGTGTAGGTATTGACAGAGCGAAGATGAGGTTGTATGATGTGGAGGAATCTGCTCAGGAAGATCTTCAAGACTCTGGGCAGGAAAGCGAGAAAGTCGATCTCGTAAAACGATTTACAGCAAAGAAAACATTCCAAGATCTAAAGTATGATTGATCCAATTAAGTATGCAGAATTTGTCAATGCGGTCACGTCAAAACAAAGCAAAGAGCATGAAGCATTCGTTTATCGTATTCAAGAACTTGAAGGTCAAGGATTTCCTTCCGAGCGACTGCTTACTGCTTCTGTAGGCATGTGCGCCGAAGCAGGTGAGTTCACTGAGGTGGTAAAGAAGATTGTCTTCCAAGGCAAACCTGTCAATGAAGATAATCTGTTTCACCTGAAGCGTGAACTGGGTGACATCATGTGGTATGTCATGCAAGCATGTATGGGACTTGGCACTGACCTCAATGAAATTATTGAGATGAATGTTGAGAAACTTGCATCACGTTATCCTGATGGTGCATTTGATGTTCACTTTTCCGAAAACCGTAAAGAAGGAGATGTATGACTAAAAAACAACATGTGACTAAATCTGGCGACACCTTTGAATGGGAAGAAACAGATGAGGTTCGTGAAGCAATTAAAAAACTTCATGCAACCAATCGTCTTCATGACGACATTCGTAGACTTGAATCCGAAGCAAATGATTATGGAGTTGGAAAATGAAACTACTCACACTTGAAGACTATCAAAAGGCAGGAGAAACATTTTGGCCAAAGTATTGGTATGTTGCCAAAGAACTTGGTGAAGATGTAAAACCTGAGCAAGTGTTGAAAGTCATGGAAGCAGTAGGTGGTCTCGCACTGAAACTTGCATTGGAAAAGAAAGAGAAAGAAGGACCGTTTGGTTTTAACAAACAATCTGGAGAATCTAATGAGTGAAGAATCTTTGATCTATCCTGGTAAGATGCTAGGAGAACTTGCTATTGCACTTGAGAAACTAGGTTGGGATTACGGCGACGATGTTGCTGTAGAAATTGCTGGTTCATCTGTTTATATGATTGATGGTGCAGGTACAAAGTGGGCACCAAAGAAAGGAACAGTAAAATACAATAAAGATGCATTCATTGTAATTAAAAACAAATCTCGAAACCCTACTATCCCTTCAGTAAATGACGACCCCGAACGACTCGCACATCATTCCAAGGTGGAAGCAAGCAAGCAACAAAGCGATAGCGGAGAACCTGCTAACGAGCATAGCGGAGCTGGTTGATGGACGATGGTATCGAACAGAAACCCTCGACTCCAGAGGAAACAGAACCCGACGATACATCATTGAATCCGACATTACCGAAGAATCCGATAGTGCCGAGTCTGATGTTTCTGGGAGTGATAGCAGCGACACTTAGTGTGATCGTTGCTGGTTACTTCAAGGGTAACATGCACATCGAAACTGTATGGCACAATCTACATAACTTTAACTAAATAGTCAAAAAGGTTATGTCTAACTCACCTTCCAATGTATTTTTAGTTCTCAACGAAGTTCTAGAGGGAATTGAAGTTGAGCAAGTGCAAGAAAGTAAAACCATGCAGAAGATGCGTATCCTCACCAAGGAACGCTCTGAAGTGCAAGGTGAAATTCACGAAAAATTAAAAGCAAAGGGGGTTCGGTATGACACTACAGTTGTCAAGTCCGAGTCCTCTTTTGCTGTAACTGAGGTTCCTATTGATGACAGTGAAGGTAAGTATAAGATTCGTCTGATCTATAAGAAAAAGGGTGGTGGAGGATCTGGTGCAGGTGCAGCACTGACTAAGTTGTCTGAGTCAGCACAGTGTATGTACGCTGCTATGGCGTGGAAGAATAATGGTAGGATTGATAATTCTGATGTTACTTGTGAGAATTTCAACGATAAAAAAGTAGTTGAAAGAACTATCACTGATGAAAAATATGCAGCAATGTGTAATGATTTACCTGATGATTGGATCAACTCTTGCTTAGCAGGTGCTAAGAAATTACACCAAATGTATGGTGGTGGGAACTATAAGTTTCACCGAGGTTCACCTCAAGTAAACCAGATCGAAGCACAGTTCAAGAGAGTAAAGCGAAATGAAGGTGTGAGGATGGACCTAAACAAGTGGTCTCCTGCAGACATCTACTTGATTAGAAATGATTTTGATATCAAGTGTTTGATGGAAGAGAATACTATCCTTGGATTGAATGCTTGTATGCAGAGATTCATTCAGGATGGTTCTTTGATTGGTGTGTCTCTGAAGAAGATTAGTGGAACGGCACAGTTAAAACCAATGAATCAATCTGGAACGAAACCAGAAGTTAAGTATAATGGATATGAACTTAGTCCAGAATCTATGGATGGATATCTGAAAGTAAGAGTTGGTGGTGGTGAGGCAAAGATTCAGTTTAGAAGTTTTGGTGGTGATAACTCTTTGAGTGGATGGCAAGGAGAAGTTAAAGGTGCTGCAGCAAACCAAGGTAAGATCTCATTTGGTCCTATCAATATGATTTTGAGGAATCATGGTGTAATGCAGATTCAATCAAATGCAGCAAATGATGCTAAGAAAAATGATGATAAAACTGCAAAAAGAATTGCAAAGGGTATGATCGACTTGGGTGCATTAAGTGGTAAGGCAGATAGTCATGTGATGATGATCAAATCAAAGAGTGAAAAGTGGAGATACTCTAAGTTGCAAGTTGTTCAAATACTCTCTATCATAGAAGGACTGCGAGGCAAGAAACGAGATCAGGTTATGGAAGACCTGTTCTTGTATGCGTCCAGTCAGTCTCAATACTCTGCTCCGTATATGAAGATGGAGTGACACCCTACAAACTGTCCTGATCTATGTGCGACTCCACCCTAGCGTGCTATAATAATGGTATACAGACAGAGGACGACTTGCCTAACAAACACCTTGAGCACCTTGAAGACAGTATCTTCGACGGTCGTCGTGCTGCTTGGCGTGCAGTCAAGACTGCTCTGACCTGCAAGAGTGTGTCTACCAAGTGGGACGGTGCTCCTGCTATCGTGTTCGGCACCAATCCAGAGAACGGTCAGTTCTTTGTTGGTACTAAGTCTGTTTTCAACAAAGTCAAAGTCAAAATTAATTATGATTATGATGACATTGCGAAGAATCATCAAGGGCATGTTGCAGATATCCTTCGTCTATGTCTGCGCTATCTTCCTCGTATCAGTGGTATTGTCCAAGCTGATTGGATCGGTGTCGGTCGCAGCAGTGTTTATCGCCCTAATACTGTGGAGTATAGATTTCCCTATGCGCTTAATAAAGAAATTATTCTAGCACCTCACACTGTATATACTGAGGTGTCTCCAAATGCTGAAGCGCGTATCGGTGTTACTCTCCAAGATACCGTTCACTGTAAGTTTATAGATACTAACGATGCCTATATTGAAGATCGGAACAATCTGAAACTCGTTGCCGAGATCCTCGCGTTGCTTCCTTTCTGTAAAGTCTCTACAAACACCTACACACGTTTGTATTGTAGGACCCTGATGAACAAGTTCGTTCGGATGGGATCGCTTCCAACCCCTGAGTTTATGTACAATATCTTGGAAGCTAAATATAAGGGAGAGATCAATGTTAATACCTTTAGGGTGTGGCATAAGATCTTCCAACTGAAACAGCGTCTACTAGATGCGATTCGTACAGACAGCAAGGTTCAATGTTTCATCGACGGTGAACCAACTTCACACGAAGGGTTTGTACTTATCTCAGAAAACCCTTACAAACTTGTAGATCGACTGACATTTAGCAAAGCAAACTTTAATCTTAGTAAGAATTGGTAGAATGAAAAAGTTCAGTGCTTTCCTAACTGAAGCCGAGAAATCATTTGCAGCAAAAGCTGCTCAAACATTAAAACTTAAGCACATTGGTTACGGACGTTATGCCGACGCTTCGGGCAACGTAACCCATATGTCTAAGGATGGAAAACTTGTACAATTAAAACCAGGTGAAGACACCACCCCTACGCAATCCAATGGAGAAGAAGAAACTGGAGATGGCACGGGTGCGGTCGATCAAGGCACAATATCTATTACATTTGGAAGATTTAATCCACCTACTATTGGGCATGAAACTCTCATAAAACGAGTA